CTTCAATTGAACTTTGTGAGGCACCGAAGAGATTGGGAATCGGACAATCAATCTTTGCATACTCAAACACACCAAACGTAATTGAAATACAAGTCGCAGGAAAGCAAAAAACAACTTAATCTATGAGTATTCTTATATCATTGCCTTGTTATGGTGGATTGGTGAATGAAAAAACCACAACATCATTGTTCAATCTTGGTAAACTTTTAGTTCGTAATAACATAGATCATGGCATAATGACCGTTGCAAATGAGTCTTTGATTACTCACGGACGGTCAAGAATTGCTAATTTCTTTGTGAATAATACAGAGTTTGAGTATTTGTTCTGTCTGGATGCTGATGTTGCCTTTCAACCAGAAGATATGTTGAAGTTATATTCTTATCAAAAACCAATTGTGTCTGCATCATATCCTATGAAGACACTGCCTATTAGACACTGTTATGAACTTTATAATCCAGTAAAGTTATGTGGAAATCTGGTAAAGATTGGTGGAATTGGTATGGGTTTTGTATTAATTCATAGAAGTGTGTTTGAAAAACTAAATAAGCATTATAGTGAATTAAAGTATTTTCCAGGATTGAATAATTCAAACTATCCAATTACTGAAAAAGAATATCATAATTCATATCACTATTTTGCCGAAATGAATAAGGAAGGAAAATACTTGGGAGAAGATATGAGTTTCTTTCATCGTGTAAGTGATATTGGTTATGATGTTTGGATGGATACAAGTATAGAATTACAGCACATCGGTTCTCACGTATTCGGTAAGTAAAATGGCAATCGGAGTATTTGGTCTACAAGTTGCTTATAGATTGAAGAGACTTGAGGTGATGAGTGTTGATGATACTCACGGTTGGTTTGGTGGTGGTGGTGTTCCTGAAACAGCAATAGTAAACCGTATAGATTTCTCTAATGATACTGGAACCGCAAATATTAGAGGTCCATTAAGTTCGGCAAGAAATCGTTTAGCAGCAACAGGAAACTCTAACTACGGTTGGTTTGGTGGTGGTATTGGTAGTCCAGGAGTACCAAGATTCTCAACAGTAGACCGTATAGATTTTGCAAATGATTCCGTAACAGCATCACGAAGAGGTCCATTAAGTTCAGCAAGAGGATATTTAGCAGCAACAGGAAACTCTAACTATGGTTGGTTTGGTGGTGGAAGAACTCCAGCAGTAGTAACGGCAACAGTAGACCGTATAGATTTCTCAAATGATTCTTCTACGGCATCACCAAGAGGTCCATTAAGTTCAGTGAGAAGTTTTGTAGCAGCAGCAGGAAATTCTAACTATGGTTGGTTCGGTGGTGGTTATGGACCACTATCAACAGTAGACCGTATAGATTTCTCAAATGATTCTTCTACGGCATCACCAAGAGGTCCATTGAGTTTAGCAAGACAAGGTGCTGCAGCGACGGGAAACTCTAACTATGGTTGGTTTGGTGGTGGTGGTACTCCTGGACCAGTAGCAACAGTAGACCGTATAGATTTCTCAAATGATTCATCAACGGCATCAGTCAGAGGTCCATTACTTACACAAAGATTTCGTCCAGGAGCAACAGGAAACTCTAATTATGGTTGGTTTGGTGGTGGTTTTCCTGCAACAGCAACAGTAGACCGTATAGATTTTTCTAATGATTCTGTAACGGCATCCCCAAGAGGTTCATTAATTGACGGAAGATATGATTTGTCAGCAACATCAAACACCCCAACATAAATACTCACAACTACATTATTCTCAATGAATTTATTATCAAAAGTTTTGATTGCACCAAAAGTCATCAGTCAGGAAGGTATTGATGCTCTGGTAAATCATATGAAAACTTCAAAAACAGAAGACCTTTCAGTATTCGACCCAGACAAATCCAATCAGACACGAGGAACTGAATGGATTACTGATAAGAGAACAAGAGATACTCAAATTGCACCAATTGAACCTGTATTTCCACAGGTCAATGAATTGATGCATCATATTGTAAAACAAGTCATCAATCCATTTTATCAATTTGAAGTTGATAGTAGTGAAGTACCACAACTACTTTGTTATGGTGTTGGGGGGCATTACCAACCTCATATTGATGGTGAAGGTGTATGGACTGCACCAGACCAAACACAACTCTGGAGAAAGACAGTAGACCGTGATTTGTCGATGGTCTTATATTTGAATGATGGTTTTGAAGGTGGAGATTTTGTATTTCCAGACCTTCATATTCGTATTCGTCCTGAACCTGGTCTTTTAGTATGCTTTCCTTCTAATCGTTATTATCGTCATGGTGTAGAACCAGTCACTAAGGGAAACCGATATTCAATGGTAACTTGGATGACAGTCAAGGGATTTGAAAGTATGGAAACACAATGCAATAATCTTAAATCTAAATATGGAGTATGCTAAAAGAAAATGATTACTTATACTTGGAAAATTTTAGAATTGGAATGCGCTCCAGTTGAAAATGAACTCAATAATGTAGTTAAGGTGATTCACTGGCGTCTTGACGCAGTAGATGAAAGTGGTGTATCGGCATCAATCAATAATTCTTATCCATTACCAAAACCAATACCAGAACAATTTACGGATTATTCATCTCTTACTGAAGAAACTGTGATAGGATGGTTGGAAAACAATCTTGATGTTGGATATTTACGTTCAATACTTGCTAATGAAATTGCATCTCAATACAATCCTCCGGTTACACCACTACCTCTTCCTTGGGTAAAAGTGGAAGAACCAGTACTAGAAGTTATTGAAGAACCTGTTTCTGTTGAAGACCCAGTACTAGAAGTTATTGAAGAACCTGTTTCTGTTGAAGAACCAACATTAGAAGAAATGCTTGCTAATGGATATAATCCGAATGCCAGAGATGGTGATGGTGATGGTATGGTTCAAGATGGGACTAATTGGGAAAGACCAATTGATTCGCAATTATAGTTATTTTAAAATATAAATTTTATGCAATTAAACCTAAAAAATATGAACTTTACCGTATATTCAAAATCAGAATGTCCATATTGCTATAAAGTTAAACAAGTTCTTGAATTGACAGGAAGTAACTTTGTAGTTTATAATCTCAATGAACACTTTACTAAAGAAGAGTTTTATGCTGAATTTGGTGAAGGTTCAACATTTCCACAAGTTGTCTGTGATAATACAAAATTGGGTGGATGCACAGACACTATAAAATATCTTAAAGGGCAACAAATTGTCTAAATCAAACCTAAATAATAATGACCACATAAATCGTGGTGTTGAATTTATTTTAAGTGGAGGAAAGAGAAAGCAGTCCATACCCTTTCACATTATATACGAAAAGATGGTATGCTTTCTCAAACGGGAAATCACCATCTATTTTGAATTTTCCTTTTGTTCAAGGAAGAAAAACAAGTAATTTCCCGGAGAAAAGAAATGTTAGCAACTAGTTTAGTTTTTGGTTGTTTTTTAACCATTTTGTTTCTTATAGTAGGACTTGTAACAGGTTGGGTTGCTAGAGAATATATGATGAACTATCAGGACAAACCCAAACTTCATCCAGAATTTTTTGATGAAAATGGTAATGTGATTCCCGATGAAGTTTTAGCAATTAGTTTTAATCCTGATTATTTTGATGATGAAGACCTCGATGATGAGGAAGAATAACTAAATAACTTACAATCATTCTAGATATTGATTTTTTATGAGTACGACAACACAGAAAAAAACTACCAGTAAGGCGAAGTCTACAACTTCAACTGCTCCAAAAAAACCAGTTGTAGAAAAAATTCCCGACCTTCCTGCAAATCCTTTTATTTTTGAAATTTTAAATATAGTATCAAAATTGAGAACAAACGCAAAAAAAGTTGAAGCACTTCAAAAGTTTGATCATCCAAGTTTGAAAACTATTTTCATTTGGAATTTTGATGAAAGTATAATTTCTATACTTCCTCCTGGTGATGTTCCTTACGCAAGTGTAGGTGAGCAAAATTCATTTAATGGAACAATGAGTGAAAAAATTGAAAATGCTGTAGAAAAAATGCAAGAAATTGGAAGTAATTCTCTTGGATCTCAAGATCAGGGATTTTCTTCTATTCGCAAAGAATATGATAAGTTTTATAATTTTGTAAAAGGTGGTAATGATGGACTTAGCTCTCTTCGTAGAGAGACCATGTTCATTAATATTCTACAAGGTCTTCACCCACTTGAATCAGAAATTCTCTGTCTTGTAAAAGACAAAAAACTTCAGGAAAAATATAAAATTACAAAAGAAATTGTAAGTCAAGCATATCCAGATATTCATTGGGGAGGGCGTTCGTGAGCAGACTTTATGATGTAATTGAAAGAGCACAAAATACGGAAAATCAAATGGATTCTTGGACACCAGCAGAAAAGGAAACTTGCAAATCAAAATACGGTTGTGACATTTTGGTTGCAGATGGTTCTTATGCTGAGGTCTGTACGAAAGATGCTCCAAGTGACGCCTATATTATTGAGTATTTTCTTGATGAGAAAATTTGTTTTGATTTAACAAGAGGTTCTAAGATTAAAATATTTGATATGTATTGGGATAAATTTCGTGATAATTTAAAGAGCATTAGTTTTGGATATGGTAGATTTAATCCAAAACTTTGGGGATATAAAGCGCCCGAAAAGAAAAAGCGGAAGTGATTTCCCTGAGGGGGCAAAAAATTTCCCCCAAAAATTTCTCACGCGATAGTTTTTTAAAAAGGTAGCAGTATGATACAATTTTAGTATCAGTTGCTACTTTTTCAATTTTATGCTACTATATACAGTACGTTGATCGCATTGCGACGGAAGTACCATTCGGGAAGCAACGCACCAATACCTAAAAAGTAAAG